ACAGATGAGAATAGTGGGGAGCCTTTCGAGAATGGATGGTTCTTTTTGTCGGGTGTAACTTGTATCCCACATCATATTATTGTTCAAAATAGTGTTGCTTTTTCAGTTGATCCTAAAAGTATAGGCTTGTCTACTAATAAATACGATAAAAATGGTAAAGAGGTATTTGAGGATGATATCCTTGATGTACCAGAAGGATGGTCTGGGGATTACCGTGAAAAGAGACATTTGGCTATTATGGAATGGGATGACGATTTTTCGCCTGGTTTTTATTATAGTCACCCAGATGATGTCCGAATAGAAGAATGTGCCATAGTGGGGAATAAATACGATAATCCCACAATGATTGATTATGAAGATGCCATTAAAGAATTAAATAAAGAATTTCCCACAGGTAACGTCAAATGAATCCATCAGAATTTAGGCTTTTCGTCAAATTATATCGACAACAGCATACTAAGGCATGGCGGTTAAAAAACAATAACCCCGCCTTCAAGATGCTTTACCCCTTTGCCATAGAGGAAACCTATGCTAAGGAAATATCTGCCTATCAGCAGAAAATAGTTGATCTGGCTATTTCAAGGCTGTCTGTGGTTATACCTAAGTTATATCGTAAGGATGTCCTAAAAGAAGATGCTGATACGGATGAGTTGGAACAGATACTTAATGAGTTGGAACAGCATCTAGCTGTGGTATACGGAACTACTTATGTATCCTCTGGCGCATTAGGGCTAGTTTTAGAGCATGTAGCAGAGAAAATATTTGGGTTCGAGAACTTGCAGTATTTGAAGATTACTAAGGTTGTAGCCGGAATGCCTTTGAGTATGAGTGGTGCCCCGTGGTGGCCCGCTATGAAGGCGAATTGGGAAGCGACAAATTACAATCTAATTAAGAGTTTAAGTAAAGAGTATATAACAAAATTAAATTCTACATTATTGACTGGATTTCAAAGCGGTTGGAGCCAGTCTGAAATGGTAGAGGCCATCCAAACACTTTCTGACAAGATTACTACAACTAGGGCGAATCTAATTGCTCGGGATCAGATTGGTAAACTTACTTCATTTATAGCGGAGGCTCAAGATTTGAGTTATGGAAGCGACGGATATATTTGGCAAACAGCAAGAGATGAAAAAGTCAGGGGTAATCCGTTAGGTAAGTATCCCAAGGCAATTCCTTCACATTGGCAGATTGATTATGTTATTTGTAGGTGGAGTAATTCTACTATATATTCTGAAGATGGACAGAAATGGATGCCAAGAACTGGATTGATGCCATTGGAACATCCAGGCCGTCCGGTAGCCTGTAGATGCCAGGCCAGCCCATATTTTTTACCATTTTTGTCAGAAATAGATAGAGAACTTGAGGAGGCAGAATAATGTTATTAACTTCAGAAGCATTGGATGAAATTAGGAATGCTGTGGAAAGTATTGATTACGGGGAAATTAGAGTGAAGATAAATGCTAAAGGAAATTTCATTGAGATTGAGTCCACAAATCGGGTAAGGGTGTCTAAGGAGGGGGATACTTCGGTATATGAAGGAAGGACGAGGGTGTTCCGTACTGATACCTGAATAAGTAATTTATGATTCATTTTAGTGAACCATTCCTTTAGGAATGGCTTTTTATTGTCCCATAGCTAATTAAGATTGAAAAATAATGTTTTAAGGGGCTTGACATTTTGAAAAATCTATGAATAATGTATACAGATATATATGATTTTTGCTATATAGGAGGTTCCATATATGCCTTGTGGTGGAAATGAGAAGAAAGAGAAGGAAATGAAAGGTTCCAGTGGTGGCGCGAAGAAAGGTTCTAAACCCAAGGATGCTTGTGGGACTAAGAAGAAGGGGAAATAATGGCTATTGTACATAGATTTGACACAGTGGATTGTCCTCAATGGATGACTGAGGCATTTACTAAGACTCCCGAAGGTTATTTGAAAGGAAAAGCATGTGTTACTTCTATTGGGGTTTTTCCATATTTAATGGGGGATGGAACAATTGTAAAAGAGCTTCGCCTTCCTGATGATGTATTTGCTGATGATTCCCTGGAATCCTACAAATTAAAACCTGTCACCAATAATCATCCTGGTGAAAAAGTAACTGCTGAAAATGTGAAACAATATCAGATTGGTAATTTAGGTGAGAATCCTATGAATCGAGATAATGTGTTTCTTACTATTGACATGATTATTCAGGATGCTACTGCTATTACAGATATTATGGCTGGCAAGCGAGCACTAAGTGTTGGTTATGATGCTGAGATTGAAAATTCCCCTGGTGTTTTTGGAGGTATGGCGTATGATTGCATTCAACGTAAAATTCGAGCGAATCATGTAGCGGTGGTAGATAGGGCCAGACAAGGAGATCAAGCAAGAATTAGGTTAGATTCCGCAGATGCGGTACTAATAAATAGTAATGACAAGATTGAGGAGGAAATAATGCCGGAACCTACGAATGTAGTTGTTAAGGTGGATGCCTCTGAAGTTCAGAGTCTTATTAAGGCGGAGAAGGATCGTGCAGACGGTCTTCAGACTAGCCTTGATGCCCTGACTGCGGAGAAGGCGAAGATTGAGGCCGAGCGCGATACTCATAAGGATCGGGCGGACAAGGCTGAGGCGAAAGTGAAGGAGCTTGAGAAGGTTAAAGCTGATGAGGCTATAAAGCGTGATGCCGAAGCTAAAAAAGCGGCTCTTCTTGAAGTAGCTAAGAAGGTCGGTGTGGAGGTTAAGGATTCGATGGATAATGTTGCTCTTCAGAAGGCAGTTATCCTGAAAGCGTTCCCCAAGGCCAATCTGGATGGCAAAGATCAGGTTTACATCGATGCCCGGTTTGATGGTGCGGTTGAACAGCTTGAAGGCGAGCTTTCAGCAGATGCTGAAACCCGTAAAATCAATGCTAATAGTGTAGACAAGACGGATACCAAGGATGCTCCTAATGCTGAGAAAGCTAGGCAAGCATATATTGATCGACTTTCTAAGAAAGTAAAAGCGTAAGGAGGAATACATGAGTGCTTATGGTACGATGGATTCCGCTATACTAGGTTTGCCCTATGGACTTGCTCAGGATTGTTTTATCGAGAGCTATCCTGCGGCTGAAGCTATCACTCCCGGTCGTCCTGTTTACCAGACTCCGGGTACGGTTGGTTCGGTTCATTCGACCTATTCAGCGGGTGATGTGTTTATGGGTATTGCGGTTGCAAGTCAAATTTCCCATAGTGGAGATGTTGGGACGTATGCAATTTATGATGTAGTGAATGTTCTGAAGAAGGGCATGATTTGGGTAGCCGTTTCCGACGCAGTTGCCTATGCTCCGGTTGCCGCCTATGCCACGTCTGCTGGTCTTTTTAGCACCACGGCTTCTGGCAACTATAATGGCGGATGTATGTTCCGTACTCAGCAAGCGACTGTTTCTGGTCTTGCCGTGCTCGAAGTCAATGGCATTAAGCTCGTAGCGTAAGGAGGTAGAAAATGGAACATATTGATGCGATGAACCTCGATGCTAACGAGTCTGCTTTTTTCAAGCGTGAGCTTGAGGTTGTTAAGGCTAAGTCTTATGATGTGAAGTGGGCACCTAACAAGGCGCTTGGACTTCTTCCCGTGGATAGTTCTGCTGGACCCGCCGCCACTGAAATTACTTATCGCTCTTATACGAGGGTAGGTACTGCGAAGATGGTGTCGGATTACGCCACTGATTTCCCCCGTGTGGATGTCTATGGCACCGAAAGTTCTATTACGCCCCATGATATTGGGGCCGCTTACGGATATTCCATTCAGGAGATTCGTAGGGCGCAAATGACCGGGTTCCCTCTTGAAACTCGTAGGGCGGATGCGGCGCGGAGGGCTATTGAGGACAAGATTAACTCGATTGCGTTCTCCGGTGATACTGCTACCAATCTTGTCGGGTTCCTCGGTTGTTCTGGTGCGACGGAGTTCACCCTTACCTCTGGTACTGCGGGATATACTTGGGCAGTTAAGACTGCGGATGAAATCCTCGCGGACATGAATGGAATGGTGTATGCTGTTATCGAGGCGACGAATGGTGTGGAGATTCCTGATACCATGCTTCTGCCTCTTGCGGCGTATAACCTTATTCAGACTAAGCGCCTCGGTACTTATTCTGATACCACTGTTCTTGATTACTTCCTTAAAACCAATCAGCACATCAAGCGGATTGAATGGCTTAATGAACTGAAGACGGGAAGTGATACCTCGGGAACTAGGGCGATCGTGTTCAAGAATGATGCGGATCACCTTGAACTTATTCTTCCTGTTCCGTTTGAGCAGTTCGAGTCCGAGAAGAAGGGACTGGCGTATACCATTCCTTGTCTTGCTCGTATTGCTGGCATTGTCTTCCATTATCCTCTTTCGATTGGATTTGTGGACGGACTTTAAGTAACTTATTACCCCACAAGGAATTAAACCTTCTTGTGGGGTAATGTAATTTGAGTAGCCATTATAGGCACAAGGAGTATGTATGTTAGTAAATTGGACGAGAAACGGTGTTAAGGTTATTCAGGTTCCTTCCACTAAGGAAATGGTTGTATTAGCTCCTGGATATAATCAGGTAGACGATGCACAGTGGAAGGATTGTCGTAAATTGGTTATTTGTCAGATTGGGGATGGGGTGATTGTAGAGGAATGGTTGTATGTAGAAAAGGAAGGTACTAAGCATACT